CGTTACACCTGTAACGTCCCGGCGTGCCAACTCGCGCCAAGAAACCAGCCTGGGTACGTCGCCGCTCCCCGCGGATCCGGATGTGCCTCGTCACCGACTCCACCAACATCGCGGCGATCGGCTATCACCGGCCTGACAAGGTGATGCGCGTGCGCTTTCGCGATGGCTCGGAGTACGAGCTCGCGAAGGTGAAGCTCGGCGCCTATCTCGACCTCGTCGGCGCCACCTCGATCGGCTCGCACTACGCGGCGAAGTTTCGAGGTCGCTATCCCACCTGGCGGATCAAGCGCGCACGGCCCGCTGCCCACCAATCCTAGGAGACATAAGCCATGGACCTAACTCACGTCCTCAATGCGATCGACACGATCGCGAGCGAAGCGGCCGTGCTCGGCGCCAGCGTCACGCGCTTGCAGGCGCTTGCCAAAGAGGCCGCGCCTCTCATCCAGCCGCTGCGCGACGAGCTCGCCTCGCTGTCCCAAAAGCGAGACGAGATCAAGGCCGAGCTCGAGCAGCTCGGCAAGCAGCTCAAGAAGAAGAGCAAGTGACGAGCGTCGTCCACACCGAGCTGCTGCGCCTGCTCGCGCGTCGAGGCGAGCTCACCGAGGCACTCGAGCAGACCGACCTTGCGATCGCGAGGTATCGAGGCATGTTCGACCTCGAGCAGGCCGTCAACCTGCCCGCGCCCGCGCCGCAGCCCGGCCGCGGGGGGCAGGGCTCTGAAGCTCCGACCCGAAGTAGGGAGGCGCCCGATTCGACTTCGGGCGCCCCTAGAGAGGGTCGAGAGGCCTCGGAAGAGCGACTCCGTCACGATTCCGGCGAAAAGCCAATGCGGCCGGGGGCCGGAGCGTAGCTATGGGCCGCGCGAAGCGCGCCTCGAGCTCGGGCTCCCGCGCCCCCGCCGCGCCCCTCGAGGAAGGGGCGGCGAAAAAGCCCTCCGGCGCCGAGTATCGGAAGCGGCGCGCCGCGAAAGAGCGCCGCGAGCACGAGCTTAGGCTCGAGCTCCTGAGAGTGCAGGGCCGGGACGTCGAGCAGCGGCGCGTGAAGTGGGTCCCGCGGCCGCATCAGCGCCGGCTGCGCGAGGCGTTCGATCGCGGCATCCGCCTGCAGGCTCATGTGTGGCACCGGCGCGCCGGTAAGACGGCCGCGTGCCTCGATCTGCTCGCGCACGCGGCCCTCGAGCGGCCCGGCAACTACTGGTTCATGACGCCGAAGCTCGTGCAGGTGCGCACGGCGATCTGGGACTCCCGCCGCGCCGACGGATTACGTGAAATCGACGTGCACGTCCCGCACGACGTCCGTTCGCGGGTGAGCGAAGACTCGATGCTGATCGAGCTCGTGAACGGCTCGGCGATCCGGTTCCTAGGCTCCGACAACTTCAACCGCCTGGTCGGTGCGAACGTGCACGGGCTCGTGTTCGACGAGTTCGCGCTCGCCGATCCCGCGGCCTGGGACTACCTCGCGCCGATTCTGCTCGCCGATCCCGACGAGCGCGCCTGGGCGTGCTTCATCTCGACGTACCGCGGTCGCAACCACTGGTACCGGATGTATCAGCGCGTGAAGGACGACCCGGCGTGGGCGACGTCGCTGCTCACGATCGACGACACGACCCGCGAGGACGGCTCACCGATCGTCACCGCGGCCGACATCGAGCGCGAGCGCGCACAGGGCAAGGCCGAAGAGTACCTGCGCCAGGAGTACTACTGCGATGCGCTCGCGGCGTTTGAGGGCGCGTTCTATGCGCAGGCGATGCGCGCGATCGCGGACGAGAACCGGCTCTCGCCGGTGCTCTACGACCCCTCGCTCCCCGTGACGGCCTCCGTCGACCTCGGCTTCGCCGACGAGCTCGTGCTCGGCTTCTGGCAATCGCGCGGCAATGAGGAGCGGGTGATCGGCTCGCGCTCGTGGAAGTTCACCAAGCTCGCCGACGCGCTCGACGAGATCCGCGCGCGCTACCCGTGGGGCCGCCGGCCGATGACGGCGATCCTGCCGCACGACGGCCGCTTCGGCGCCGCGGACGTGTTCTCCGTCTACGGTTACGAGCCGGTCGTGCTGCCGCGCTCGAAGTCGATCCCGCAGGAGATCGAGAACGTGCGCGCGTTCCTCGATCGCGTGCGCATCGACAACGCGGTGCGGCCGTGGACCGACAACGAAGAGAACAACGCGCGCCTGATCGAGGCGCTGCAGGGCTACCGGACGCTGCGCTCGAGCGTCGACGCCGAGACGCATCAAAAGCACGCCGCGCAAACCTGGCACGGGCACTGGGCCGACATGGTCCGCTACTACGTGACCTACCGCGGTCGGCATTCCGACGCCGGCGGCGCGTGGGGCCCGGCGCCGAACTACACGCTGCACGATCGCGCCGCGATCGGCGGGAGAGCGTCATGACCGAGAACACCGCCGACAACCGCGTCGCGTTCCTGCGCCATCAGCTGCAGCAATGCGCGGGCTATAGCGCCGACAACATCCGCAAGGCGCGCACGGACGCGATGAACTATTACCTGCAGCGGCCGCGCGGCGACGAGGTCAACGGCCGCTCGACGGTCGTCTCGGGCGACGTCTCGGCGAGTGTCGAGGCGAACCTCGCGCAGATCAGCGAGGCGTTCGGATCCGACGATGTCGTCGAGTTCGACTCCCTCGGCCTCGAGGACGAGGATCAATCGAAGCTCGAGTCCGACGCCGTCGTGCACTTCGTGATGAAGGCCAATCCCGGCGCGCAGCAGTTCAAGGCCGCGATCAAAGACGCGCTGCTGCTGCGCAACGGCTTCATGAAGTGCTGGGTCGATCAGTTCGAGCAGTCGATCACGCGCACGTTCGACAACGTCGCGCCCGAGGTCGTCGACGACGTCGTGTCGAAGCTCCGCGGCGTGATCGCAAAGGTGAAGAGCTACGTCGGCCGCGTGCTGCGCGTGCGCGCGACGAAGCAGCACCTGCGCTTTCGCGCCTACGCGATCGCGCCGGAGAATTTCTTCTATCCGCAGAGCTGGGGCGACTTCGACCTGCAGGAGATCCCGTTCTGCGCGGAGCTGCACGTGAAGCCGCGCAGCGAGCTCGTGCGCCTCGGCCTCGACAAGAAGAAAGTGTCGGAGCTCCGCGCACTCGGCACGCCGAACGCGGCCCGGCCCGATGCCAACGCTCGGGATCCGGGCTACGTGGTCTCGCCGAGCTCGCAGAACATCGACCCCGCGCTCGACCTGATCGAGTGGCTCGAGTGTTACGTGCTCGCCGATGTCGATGGCGACGGCATCGCGGAGCGGCGGCGGATGCTCTTCGTCGAGACCGACGGCGTCGTGCTCTTGGACGACCCGGCGTGGCTCGTCCCGTACGCCGCGGGCGCGGCGATCATCATGCCGCACCGCCTGACCGGCATCAGTCTCTTCGACAAGCTCCGGGCGCTGCAGGACGAGCACACGGGCCTGAAGCGCGCGCTCTACGACAACGTCAACACGGTCACCAAGAACCGGATCGCCTACCTCGACGGCAAGGTGAACGCCGACGACGTCAGCGACGGGCGACCGAACGGCGCGATCCGCGTGCGCGCGAACGCCGGCGTCGAGGACATCCGTGCGGCGGTGATGCCGTTTCAGGTGCCCGACAACTCCGCCAACATCCTCGCCAACATCGAGGCGCTGAAGCGCGAGCGCGCCGAGCTCGGCGGCGCCGCGCTCGACATGCAGTCGGCGCAAAGCCAGCTCGGCGACATCCGCGGCTCCCAAGGCGTCGATCGCGTCTTCAGCGTGATGGAGCAGCTCGCCGCGATGATGACCAAGAACATCGCCGAGACGCTCGTGCGAGGCGTCTTCCTGCTCGCTCACGCGACGCTGCGCGAGGGCTACGACCAGCCGCTGCAGCTGAAGATCAACGGCAAGTGGCGGACCGCGGTCCCGTCACAGTGGCAGCCGCGCAATCGCGTCACGGTGAAGCCCGGCATGTCCCCGGGCGAGCGCGCTCGCCAGGCCGGCGCGCTCATGACGATGCTGAACTCGCAGATCCAGCTCGCGCAGCTCGGCATGGACGAGGTGCTCTGCACGGCCGCGGGCTTCTACAAGACGCTCATGCAGTGGGCGCGGATCTCCGGGATCCAAAACCCCGAGCAGTACTTCCGCGATCCCGAGTCGCCCGAGGCGCAGCAGGCGCTGCAGACGAAGGCCGAGGCCGCGCAGGCCGACGCTCAGCAGCGAAAGGCGCTCATGACGCGCGCGATCGGCACGGAGGAGAACAAGCTCGCGCTCGACAAGTACAAGCACGACTCGTCCCTGCAGCACGACTACTTCAAGGACGTGCTCGATTCCGAGGTCGCGGAAGCGCAGATCGTCGGCCACGCGACCACCGAACTTCTCAAAGCACGGGAGACCCCGGATGCCAATCAGACCGGTCAAGGACCTGTCGCCGCGCCAGGCGCACGAC